CTAGTCATTGATGTTTAAACTAGATGCTATGTTTTTTATCTGTTCACTTTGTACAGTAAAGGTTTTTTTTAATATGTTTAACTTATCAAAAATTTCTGCATTTATTTTCTTTGTAACTCCGATAACAGATAAAGATTGTCTTAACATATAATCAATCTTAAGGCACAGTAATCTAATTCTGATAATATTACCTCTTAGCTTTAAATAGTTATTTTCATAATCAAGATCTAAAAACTTTATCTCACGTATGTCCTCATCTATTGAAATCACACTGCATAAATTTAACATCTTATTTCTCACAGCCTTCAGTCTCTCGTCGTCTTCTTTAATTCCGTTATTGATCTTATCTGTAAGATATTTATCATCGAGTTCTAAAATTGATGATGTTAATTCATCAATTCTCTTAATGAGAAGTGATATTACCTTTTGAGAAGGAGTGTAATCAGGTCCATTAATAGGGCTGGATGAAGGGAAGAACAATTTATAAAGACTGTGTGGTTTCTTAATTGACATTTTTAATGAGATTAACTCATCGAATTTTTTATTTTGTAGAGGGGTTATTTTTTTATCGCTGCATATTTTTGATAAACTTTCCGTATGGTATTTGTAGTGAGCGTAAAAAGCATCTAGATTGTTTTTTGATTCACTATTCTTGATTTGAGCTTCCATTTGGTATGTTCGATGTAAATTACTTACAATAGCGCCTAATGGAACAACTGATGCAAGAATGAATAAAGGTAATTTTGTAATGCTTAGGAAGTTATTCATCCCCTCGCTGTTCAATTGAGGTTTATGCCCTAACCATGAAAAAATGCCAAAATATAAGAAACTAAATGTGGGTGTTAGAATGACAATCCAAAATAGTTTTTGGTTAAAGAGATTTTCATGATTTAAAACATACCACTTTTTCCACCATGTTATGAAAATTAAAGCCATGATGATAGCTAAATAGATTCCAATAAATATACCTGAACATAACTGGCCCAATTTAAACTCCTTCCAATGTTGTTAATGGGTTTTTAGTTACTGCATCCTCAAGATGGTCTGGGGAAAAATGAGAATATACCATAGTCATTTTTATATCGGCATGGCCCAAAATATCTCGCAGTACCAGTATATTTCCGCCGTTCATCATAAAATGACTGGCGAATGTATGGCGCAGCACGTGGGTGCATTGCCCCTCAGGCAGATCAATACCGGCCCGTTTTACTGCCCGCTCGAAGGCTTTTCTGCATGGTGTGAATAATTTCCCTCTGTTTTTGGGGAGTTCGTCATACAGAGCCTGCGATATCGGTACGGTTCGGTTTTTCTTGCCTTTGGTTTTGGTAAAGGTGATCCGGTATTTTGATAACTGATGGCCCTGCAGGTTTTCGGCTTCACTCCATCGCGCCCCGGTAGCCAAGCATACTTTTGCGATCATCAACAAGCTGGGGCTTTGGGAATCAGCGCAGGCATCAAGCAGGCGTTTAATTTCGTCCGAGGCCAAGAACGCCAATTCCCCCTCTGCGATTTTGAATGTTGGTAACCCGGCGAGCGGGTTAGGCGCTGACCAGTGGCCCAGCTTTTTCAGGGTGCCAAAAACGGATGATAGGTTACGCTGTTCCAGGTTTACCGTGCGGGGCTTTACTGGCGACATTAGCCCACCGTCTTGGTTACGTATTTCACCTTTTAATCGTGCTTCACGATATTTGGTAAAATCTCCGGCTGTTAACTCAGAAGCGACGGGATCGCCAAGTCCATTGCAGATAATATTCAGTTTCGCCATTAAGCGCTTGGGGTCTGCGAGCGTCTGGCCATAAAGGGAGTGCCACTGCTGAATCAATTCTGACAAATGCCGCCGATCTTCCTTTTCACCTAGCCACGGCTTTTTGTTCACTTCATCCATGGTGAAGTTTTCGAATGCTACAGCCTCGCCCTTCGTCGTAAATTGCTTGCGCACGCGCTTGCCGTCACGCCCGTTCGGGTAACATTCGCACAACCATTTTCCGTTCGGCTGTTTTCTAATCGTCATGGTTAGATGCTCTTAATGACTTTTACTGCGCGGCCAACTACCTCTACATCATCTACAGCGCACTCAAAGGATGCTTCATCCTGATGAACCACAATTTTATTGCCAGGAATACGGACTATCTTAACGAAGCTTTTAACGCCGTCGATGTCTACCAGCCAATAACCATTACTGATTTGTTTCACAGACGTATCCACAACGAAACTATCACTAGCTGTTTTTACAAAAAGAGAGTTGGAAGATTCACTATCCAGCAGTCTGCTATCAAGGAGGATTTCATCACACGGTTGTAGCTCGCCATTCTTCAGCTCAGCATGTTTGATACTGGGAGCAACGATTTTAGAAAGTGGTCTTACCGTGACGGGTGTTTCGTTTTTGAGATTCTTCTCTTCGTTCTCACTCGCAAACATATCCCCCTGGCCGGTAGCCAGCCATAGAAGGGAAATTCCTGTTTCAAGGGCGCATTGAATTACCCATTCAGCGGGAAAGCTATCTCGTAAGTACCTGTTAGCCATAGTGCTTTTAGATACGTCCAAATGTTCGCAGAGCTGCTGACGTGAGCTGAAATTGTAGGCCTTAATAAGCCTGTTGATTGCATCACGGCCACCACTATCATTCCCTGCCTTGATTAAACTCATAATCAAACCCCTTGACGCATATAAAAAGTGACCCTAATATCCACTCATGGTTTGAAAAGCAAAACCAAACCACATAAAACGAGATGAAACGAAAACAAACTAAGAGATACTGCACTATGAGCACAGATATTTCAATTCGAGTACCAAAAGAGATGGCTACACCTGCAGAGTTCGCGGAATGGGAAGGCATTTCCCGCGGCTCTGTGTATCAAAAAATCCATCATGGCCAGTTGGCTAAATACATGGTCAAGAAGGAGAAAAACAAGGGGCGCGTATGTCTTCGTTACTTGATGTACAAAACCGATCAGGTTCGTGAGTCCCTTGGTCATTCCAACTTCCGCGTTGTTGTTGGTCAGTAAGTTCAATTATGAGAACTTTCTAAGAGGCTCACATGTTTGATTATAAGATTTCCAAACATCCACACTTCGATGAAGCCTGCCGCGCTTTCGCACTGCGCCACAACATGGCGAAGCTTGCAGACCGAGCAGGCATGAATGTCCAGACACTGCGCAACAAACTGAACCCGGAGCAACCGCATCAACTAACGGCGCTGGATATTTGGCTGCTGACGGATATCACGGAGGACTCCACGTTGGTTGATGGGTTCTTGGCTCAAATTCATTGCCTGCCGTGTGTGCCGCTGAATGAAGTAGCCAGCGAGAAAATGCCTCATTACGTTTTGAATGCTACAGCAGAAATCGGTCGTGTTGCTGCAAGTGCTGTTTCTGGCGAACACCAGACAACGACGGAACGCCGCAAGGTTATCGAAAGCATTAACTCTGTCACTCGTTTGATGGCACTTACAGCTGTTTCCATGCACGCGCGCCTACAGTACAACCCGGCAATGGCGAGCGCTGTTGATACAGTGACGGGCCTCAGCGCGTCTTTTGGTCTGCTCTGAGGTGCTCATGCTTAATAAAGAACCTTCATTCGCTTCGCTGCTGGTGAAGCAAAGCCCGGCAATGCACTACGGTCATGGATGGATTATTGGGGAAAACGGTAAACGCTGGCACCCGTGCCGTGATCAGTCCGAATTATTAAACGGGCTGAAATCTAAAATGGCTAAGCCGTCAGCTTTTTTAATTATTCGCATTGTTCGCTTGATTATTAAAGGAGTGAAAAATGTCTCGTAATGAGTTGAGAATTATTCTGGGTGTGATCATTCCAAATATGGCAGACGGTTTTGAAATCAAAACCCGTGATGGTGCTGTTTTGCGTGTTGATCCTGAATGGGATTGCTGCAAGGAATTTAAAGAAGGATTGCAGACTGAAATCATTACCCAGCTTAAAAGTATGCCTGTCCCTGTTTCTGGTTATATCTAAGTAACTAACCCGTTTTTTATGGCGTAAACCCGCCGGGCATTTTTTTGCCCGAATTCTGAGGAAATGAATATGAAAAATACTAAAACCCACTCAACTAAAACAGGTCCAGACGATGCTGGTCTGTTCGCTTTGTTAAATGAAACGCGCCTGGATGAGCGTCGTTGCCGCGCTGATGCAATGGCTGCTCGTCTGGACAGTCTGGCCGTGCGCATCGTTTCCCGTCAGTTGAGCCATATCGAGGCTGCCGAACTGCTTCGCGTTGAAGCGGTACGCATCCAGAACGAAGCGCAGGAGCTGCATTAATGGCTGATTCAATGGATCTCGCTCAACTGCGCGAACAGGAAGATCGTGAGCGCCATATCAACAATGCCCGCGCCAGAGTGCCGGGCGTTTCCCGTATTCTCTGTGCGGAGTGTGATGCTCCAATTCCGCCAGCTCGCCGCCGCGCTATTCCTGGCGTGCAATGCTGCGTGACCTGTCAGGAGATCGCAGAACTTAAAGGCAAGCATTACAACGGAGGCGTTGTATGAGCACTATCCTGAAATGGGCGGGAAACAAAACCGCCATCATGTCCGAACTGAAAAAGCATCTGCCAGCTGGCCCGCGATTGGTTGAACCTTTCGCGGGTTCCTGCGCAGTGATGATGGCAACAGACTATCCTCATTATCTTGTCGCAGATATCAATCCAGATTTAATTAATCTGTATCGTACTATTGCAGAAGATACAGAAAACTTTATTAATCTTGCTAAGGCGGTTTTTGAAAGTTTTATTGTCGCTGAAAATTATTATCGTGCGCGTGAAGCGTTTAACCACGATCCGCAATTAGACCGACTGCACCGTGCTGTATATTTTCTTTATCTAAACCGCCATTGTTATCGTGGGTTATGCCGCTACAACCTAAGCGGTGTATTCAACGTCCCTTTCGGTAATTATAAAAAGCCGTATTTTCCTGAGAGTGAAATCCGCGCATTTGCTGAGAAAGCGAAGCGAGCCACCTTTGTTTGCGCTAACTACGAAGAAACGTTGTCTTTGTTGCAGACGGGCGATGTGATTTATTGCGACCCTCCTTATGACGGGACTTTTAGTAATTACCACACTGCCGGTTTTACAGAGGACGATCAGTATCGCCTGGCGTCTATTCTTGAGCGCCGCGCGTCAGAAGGCCATCCGGTCATAGTTTCAAACAGTGACACCTCACTTACTCGCTCCCTTTATCGGAATTTCACCCATCACCGCCTTACCGCAAACCGCAGTATGGGCGTTGCTGCTGGTGACGGTAAGTCTGCCGTGGAAATCATTGCTACCTCAAAATCGTGTCACTGGCTTGGATTTGCTCCTGCAACCGGACCTGACTGCAGCGTGAATTATGAGGTGCAGGCGTGAGGGCAACGGCGTTTATTCGCGCTTACATTATGGGGTGTCAGAATGTCTGACACCGTTTTCCCCTACGCATGGAATGCCCCGCGCCCTGCAATCGGTGGTTTTAAGCAAGCCGATGCGGCGCCGGGGATCATGTATCTGACGCCGGACGGCAATCGCAAGCGTTTGTCGATTGCCGAACTGGCAGAAACGGATGAAGCACCAGACCGGGGCCGGGCGGTTCGTCGTCGCCTGGCTTCGCTGCCTCATTTTGTCCGTCGTATGTATGCTCAAAAACTTGAACAGGTAGACCGTAAAGGCAAACAAGCGGCTGATGCCTGGCTTATCAATACCTTTGAACGATTCGTTCTGAGTCGTATAGATCAGGTTAACGAGCAGTATCTGCCGCAGGGGGTTATGCCTGCGGCTTTGTTGCCTCTGCGTGAACAATTCTGGCGCCTGCTTTGGGCTGGCAAAAGAGAGCTGAAAAGACTGGCGCATAACCTTGCTGACCTGTTGGGTAGCGAGTTTAACCGCGAGTTTGATTTCCAGATGGCCCGCACGTCCGATCCCCATTTCGCCACCCTTTCAGGTTATGGCCGCATGGGGTTTCTTGCCAATCACCTCAAAACGTCGGTCCCGTGCTGGACGGCCTACTGCAAAGAAGAACTGGAGGCGGAAGACGCACTGAAAGCAGTGGCCCGCCTGCAGTCTCCGCAGTGGTGGCTTAATCGTCTGCGCCGTATGCATGCTCGCTGGCGTGAGCATCTGATGGTTGCGGCCGGGTATGTACACAAAAAATCCGCACCGTACTGCAGTGACCCATGTTTGCAGGAATGGACGGCGCAAAAGAAAGCCAACCGCGAATTTCTGAAAGCGATGGAGCTGGAAGATGAGGACACCGGAGAGCGCGTATCGCTGATTGATAAAGTGGCCGGCAGCGTTGCCAACCCAGCCAACCGACGCCGTGAACTGATGGCGCGCATGCGTGGGTTCGAAGATTTAGCGAATGAGGCCGGACTGGCAGGGGCGTTCTTCACGCTTACCGCTCCATCCAAATACCACTCAATGCAGTACGACGGGCGCCGGAACAACAAATACAGCGGCGCGTCACCGCGTGAAACGCAGAAATATCTTTGCAAAGTATGGGCGCGCACGCGTGCGGCCTGGCTGCGCAATGGTATTCGCGTGTTTGGCTTTCGCGTTGTTGAGCCTCACCACGACGAAACCCCGCACTGGCACCTCCTGCTTTTCATGCGCCCGGAGCATATCGAACCGGCAACAGCAATCTTTCGTAAGCACGCCATGCGTGAGGATGGGAATGAGCCAGGCGCCGCTGAAAACCGCTTCGAAATGAAACCCATCGAGAAAGAGAAGGGCAGCGCAACGGGCTATATCGCCAAATACATTTCAAAAAATATTGATGGCTATCAGCTTGATGACGATCTGGATGATGAAACCGGCAAGCCTCTGAAAGAAATGGCCCGCCGCGTAAGTGCCTGGGCGTCTCGCTGGGCGATCCGCCAGTTCCAGCAAATAGGCGGCGCACCGGTAACTGTTTGGCGTGAATTACGTCGCCTCGGTGATCGTGAGCTGGTCCTGCACCCCGAAATTGAGCCAGTGCGTCAGGCTGCCGACAGCAGCGCGTGGGATTTGTACGTAAGTGCGCAGGGTGGCCCGCTGGTTTCCCGTGAGCTCCTGCGCGTGCGCCTCAGCTATGAAGTCACCGAAAACGGCAACCTCTACGGGGATGACGTCTCCAAAATTTCCGGCGTTTATTCCCCGAACCGTGGGCCGGAATCGCTGATTCATACGCGCACTACCAAATACAAAATCGTGCCGAAACGTCAGACCGATGGCGTTTCAGGTTTTGACCTTGATTTTTCAGGCGGCCCCGCCGCCCCTCGGAGTTCTGTCAATAACTGTACGCGGGAGGTTGAAAAACGGGCCGATCCTGGCGGCACGGTCATGAATGACTGTGCCAGCTGGGCGGATATTGGCTCTTTATCCGGGAAAGAAAAACGGGTGATAGCGCAGCGGCTGAGCGACGCGGCAAGGATAACTAACAAGCGCGTAAAAGTGAGGCCAAAAGCCAGCCCTATGACGGAGCAGGAAAAGCAAATTAGTGAGCTTCTGGTTCTGCGTGGTGTGGATGCCAGTGCCGGAATGGTCCGTTCGTTGATTTCTGGCGCGGTGGTGGCCTTTGGCGATCAGGTGTTAACGGTTGATGAAAGGCGCCTTATTGTCCGAAACCGTTCAGCGGCAGGTGTTCAACTTCTGCCGTCCCAGATTGTGGAGATTAAACAGCAGGCTAATGACCTTTTGAACCGAATGAAGCGTGCGTTTTCAGTACGGAAATAGCCCGTGTCAACATGGTCAGTTCTGACGGTGTGGTACCGCGTTACGGCATTCACCGTGAGACCTGACAGTGCTGGCCATTTATCGAGTACCGTTGCAGATCATTAACTACTGCAGGCCAGCCTTTATAGCCTGTTAAAAAATTGCCAGTTTGATTTTGTCCGGCTACTAGTAAGCGCTTTATGACAAACTGTTGGATTCGTGACAACAACTGCCTCCCCTGTTGAAAATTCAAGGAAAATTAATAGTGCAATCTTTCTAAGTTTATATTTGGGAGTGATGGGTTAATTTGTTTAAATGCCAGCTGATTTTCAGCTGGCATTTATGATTTATTTATCTTTCGTTTTCTCAATGATAGATTTTTCAGTTGTTTTGTAAATATTATTTATAGTGGTTACTTTTGTTGTTAAAGCAATGCATACAAGGCTTAAAATGAGAATGCTAATAGAGATAGTGTTGTTTTCAAAAATCAAATGTGCGCATAAGGAATAAATCCCCACTACTATGATACATAAGAATATGAATATCATTAGTAGATTATGATCTTGTATGAATTTTTCAGGGGTAAACATATATCCAATGTTTAACGCTATAAATAATATAAGAAATGAAATTCCAACAACTTTGGAATGCTTAGCTTCCTTTTTTTCTGGTGATGAAGTTGTTCTGGGGATTGATTCTACGAAGGACTTAAGGTTCCCCATGTCAGTGTTGTTCAATGCTGCGCTTTCAGCTTCAAACTTTGATACCGTTCCATCAGGATGAGTGGTTGTCCAGCTTATTTTGCCAGTCATACGATATCCTTAATCCTGAATATTCTATTAAAATCTGCATCTACAGCAGTATTAGACCATTCTTCTTTAGTATTATCTTTGACTAAAATAGCTTTATTGTTGTCAAAGATAATATTAGTTCCAGTGAATTTGATATGCGATAGATCTCCTTTGAAAATGTTCTGTTCAACGCCTTCAAACGCTTCCATAAGCGTGGCTGCTTCCTTTCTATAAGAGGGTTTTGGTCCATTTACCCCTATTTTTAGAACTATTATTCCGCTTCCATCTTTTACAGGATGTAATGAAAATGAAAGTGCCATTCCATGATAATAAGAACGAATCTTTTTTATCATTTTCATAACGTAGTCATCATATCTTTTTCTGTAAATCATTTTTTTTTCCGTGTCAGATTTTGAAGATATCTTACAATACTAAGAAATAATATGTCGATGACATTGTAATGTGTGTAAAGCAACTTAGTTGCTCTAAAAAAATCCAATGGTTTGTTATGTTATATTGTATGGTTTATGGTGCATATATATGCAGTTTATATCCATGGAGTTCGCGGGCTGGCGTCAGAAAGAATTTCAGGCAATGATTCGCGGTGGTGTGCACACTGAGACAATCTGGATGAATAACCCAGAGGGGCGTCCCTACTCGCACACCTTTGCGGGAAAGGATTACAACGACAGGGAGTGCATCAAACGCAAGGCGAAGCAATGGCGCGATAAGTTCGCAGCTCTGCCCCATGTTGAGCGACTGGCAATAATGACGGCGCTGAGCGAAGTTAATAATTAACCTCAGTAAACATACTCATCTGATTGATTGATAAAAAATATTTACAACCTCAAAATCCTTCTATACTGTATATATAAACAGTGTTTATGCACGGTTGTTAGCATCTACTCCTGAGGATGCTGACTGGTTTATCCCGTAGTGAGGATAGGAGGGAAAATGCAGGACTATCTTTTGGAGTCGTTGAAACTCCAGCGTATTGATTTCTTTATCAAGCTTGTAGCGGCTAGTGAGTGTAGCGAAGAAGAGAAACGCCTTGCGATCCAGTGGGTGTCGGAACTGACGGACGAGCTGATGGCGAAAATTCGTAACTATGAATACAGCCAAACGATGGACGTCACCAGTTAAGGAGGTCTCTATGCGCATTGAAATAATGATTGATAAAGAGCAGAAGATTAGCCAGGCAACACTGGAAGGTCTTGAGTCAGAGCTTTACCGCAATCTGCCCCCTCTTTACCCCAAAAAAGCGATCCGCATACGCAAGGGAAGCGCCAATGGCATAGAACTTAGCGGTTTAAAACTGGACGAAGACAAAAAACGAGTGATGGAGATCATGCAGCAGGCCTGGGATGATGATGGCTGGCTGCAATAAGGAACGTTGCTGGCGTAAGAACTTGCTTCTGACGTCAGCAAGGTTTTAACAACGAACTGAGTGAGGCGTTAGGCTGTAGTTGTTGGTTCAGCTTTGACACACTATATGTAGCTTTTGGATACGGGGAGATTGAATTATGTTCAGTTTTTCTTGTCGTAGTAGTGAAAATGGGATAAATAAACGATCCCACAAGATGTTCGCGACCCGGCATTGTTCTACACTAAGGTCATAACAAAAAGAATGAGTAGCAATGCCACAAGTATGCAGGCACAGCGAGGAGGTCGTATGACTAAGATTTTTGGAAAGCTTGCCACAGCACCAGGGCGTTGGATGCAGAATGTTATCCGCCAGGACATTGAGCAGTCCAACAATAGCAAAATTACTACTGATGCTAATGGGAATGCTGTTCTCAACATGAACAACAAAGAAGTTCGTGATTCTATGCAAGCCAGAATGAAGGAATTGGCAGCTAAACGTTAAGGATGGACGATGGGACCACTTGTCATAATGGTTGTTCTCGTATGCGGGTTTTGGTACACAGAAAATCACTATCAATCCCGCATACGTCACGCCAGAACCAACGGTTGGACCTCTTACTTTTATGTCGCTATGCACGGTTGTAAGTTTGTTGTTCAAGGTTTCGCCGTCATTTTTGCGCTCTACATCATTCTTTGGCTGTTCAGCTTAATTATCTCGTTGCCTCACCTATTTTGGCCGACATACGGCATGAAAGACATTTACTCATGGCTTACAGTCAAAGAGGTCATGAATTACCCATTGTTGTTTGCTTTCTCCATGGGGATGTCATGCTTACTGGCCTATGCCGCAGGTCAGAATGCAAGGAAGTCACTCGAGAAAGAAGAGGTAAGACAAGCCGCATATAGAGAAATGGCTTCAATGGATGGTGTCGAATCTCTTCTTGTACAGGCTATTGATGAAGATATGCTGATCTTCGTTACGCTTAAATCACGAAAGGTATATATCGGTTATGTCGCGGCTCCACGTATTGAACACAGCCATACCCAACATTTGGCGATAATTCCGTACATCAGCGGCTATCGTGATAAAGATACTCTTCGCTACCATGAGCAGCATAGATACTACGAGCTGTACTTGGCGAAAGGCATTACTGCGGATTCAGAGGGATTGAATTTGCAGCATTTCAGGCACGTGATTCCTATGGATCAGGTAGAAGCTGTTTCCCTGTTTGATACTGGGACCTACCTGTCCTTTGATGATTGCTCTGAGCCAGAAGAGACAAAGGATAAGAACGCATAAGAGTGCATGATCATGCTGCATGAAAACGCATGATCGTTTGAGGATCGTTTATGTCTAAGCCCGCCAGTTCTGGCGGGCTTTTGCTTATATCATGCAGGTGCATGAAAACCACTACGTAAAGCGGGCAGGCGTGGCGGGGCTACGAGCGCGCGCTTGATGTCATATTTCACCACTAAGCATAATGGCATAATGCACCTACATTCTTGCAAAGCAATAATGATTTACTTATCTTGTCCATAGGATTTTGCCGAGAAAGGTTAAGTTAAGGAGATGTGTTGTGGCTGAGAACGGACCGATAGAAGAGTTAGCAAAGATAGTATCGTCGAAGATTTTCGAGCGCTTTAAATGGAGCATATCAGGGCCGTGTGATCAGGACTTTGGATGTATTGACGAAGAAAACCATAAACCACTCGATAAAAAGCAGGCTCATACACACCCTGTCGATGTGGTTTTTAGCTATAAAGACCCTTATTTAAATAAAACTATTTTATTGAATACTGACTTAAAAAGTTACTCTAAGGGTTCTATCAATCCTGACATGATAGAAAAAGCGCTCACATCGCTTGGATATACAATTTCCTGTGCTCAATATAGTCCAGAGTGGCGAGATAAATATAATATATGCGTTGGGGATAGTGAGGTTAGAGGGCTATTGTTTGTTTATAACCATGACAATGATTTTGATCATGACTTTTATGATTTCTTCGATCCTCCTAAACCTGCGGGAAGAAAAAGAAAGCCGAAAGCAGTTAAATTAGATAATATAAAGGTTTCTGATGGGCAACAAATCCATATAATTGAGCCTAAGTCGATTAGCTATATGTTATCTATAATCGCAGACATGAATGAATTAATCAGAGATAATCAATTTCCGAGAGAGGAGTATGGTTTTTATTACCCTCAACTTACGTATCATAAGGTAATTGTTACCGATGATTATTTACCTGCAACGATAGAATCTTTGACTGCTCCATTTTTAATTATTAAACATGATGCAGTTTACTCGTATGACCGCGAGCTACAGAAAGAAGTTGAAGTTTATCCCGCTGGGTATGTTGTGTATTATAATCGTCCGGGCTCCACGGATATGGAATTTTATTACCTCTTTGATCTTTTAACTAACTACCAGATTCTGAATGGAAAGAACAACATAAGAATACGTATCGCGACAAAGGATCGGAACGATTCAATAAGATCGCATTTCAAGCGAGCACTTCAGAAATATGCATTTGATTGGAATTATGATGATAGTGCAAAGGAAAAGTTGCTTTCTATGGATATATATTTAGTTCCTACAGTTAAAGAGTTTTATAGTACTGAATCAACATCATGGGATTATTAATATGAGCAATATTTATAGTGTGACGGATAAGGTTTTATGTGATGCTCTTAACCAGTCACAAGTAACTCAAAATGAGATGAGAGAGCTTTTTCTTTCAAGAGGTATAATCATTTCAAAAAACACTGATAGAAAATTATTAGCTAAAAACTTCTCAAAGTTTACTCATGATTACTATGATCATCAAAAAATAGCAGAGATATTAGGAAGTGAGCCTCGGAGGGAACGTTCTACTTCGAGACTAGTTTCTAATATGCCTGAAAAAACAATTTTACTAAAAGCGGCGGATTCGCTGAAAAAAGAACTATCAGACCAAAAAGACCTGTGCCATGTAGTTGCTGATAAAAGTGGTATAATAAATATACATATAACTTATATGTCAACCAATTTTTCAAAAAGTGATTTCAAACAAGTCGTTAAAAAACAAGCTGTCATTGAAGTCGAACCAACAGATGCTGGATATGTGATTCGTCGCCCAGATAATGAGCAAACTGAGGTTTATGAGAGTCAGTTACTTGCTATCGTTGAAAGATTATCAAAGGAAAGAGCAATCGAGGAAGGGAAACCAATTTCGGACGCTACTCTAGATATCCAAGAAATAAGTCTAGAGAATATTGATTCTCCTCAGTCCAGAACTGATTTCTTTACGAAATTAATAAACGGGCTTGAGGGCTATGAGCTTGATGATGTAACAGATGCTTACGTTTATCACCCAAAACCAGAAGAGATTGAAGAGGAAAGCGGCGAAATTGATTTAGGAGTACATGTTAGTAAGGCATCGTTGAAAGGGGAAGGAGTACTCAAATCTGAAGAAATCAACTCACTTTATGAACGTGGTTTTTATATATGTAAAATCAAATGGCGGGTTAAGGAGAAAGGTGCTGATCCAAATATTTTTGAGTTTGAAGCGCAGTTTAATGATGCTCAAAACTTCAAAGGATTTTCATATATAGCAAAAGGTATTAAAAAATACAAAGGGGGCGGTGAGTATAATAAGTCAACGGTTCAATTGAAAGATGGTCAGAAGTTATTTTTTAGTCGTATGATTGAAAAGGCAGCCCGTTCCATTATAATTGAATTGAATAAACAGGCTCAGGGGAAGAAAGATGGAAAATCTGATCAGAGTTAAATGGAATAGATTGAAATCTAATCTTACGTTAAGTGAGATTGCTTTTTATATAAAGAGTAACAAGTACTCTGAAGAGCTTGGCTATGGTTATTCTGATTTTGAACTTTCGTCTGAAGCACTATCAGCTACGTATACTGAAGCTAAATTGAATAAACAGACCTCAGTAGATCCGTTGGGTAACGAAAATGAACAAGAGTTCATTACTTATGAGTCAATTCAGTTCTCTATATCAAAGCTCATAGGTAGGCTATATTTATTATCAGTTTACAATCCTCCAAAATCAATAAAGTCCTTGACAGAGCGGCTTAGTGCGGATTCTGGTTATAAAATAGGGTTTGGTATCGTTGATATTAAACTGTCTGAGTATTTGGGTTCGCTGCGTGAAAGATATGATTTAGACCTTATTAGCATCAAGAAGGTTAAGGTTAGCAATTTGATAGTTAATGATAACTCTAAGGCAACTGTAGAGGTTACATCTAAGAAAAATGCATTTGATGATGTGAAGGATATTATTGGGGATAAAGCATATACTCTTGATAAGGTTAGGGCTGCAGGATATGTTTTAGGGCATCGTTGTGAATTTGAGATATCAAAGAACGGTTCTGTCTGTGCTAACGAGGGTATGGTTAAATATTTAACTGAGACAATAGTTTCTCATATTCTGGAACGGGAAATTTAATAGTTGGCGGTATTCATACCGCCGCCTCTATTTTTTATAAAAATCAAAGAGTTAGTTCGTATCATTCAAAACACATAATTTTTTCTCCCTAACCAATCATTGTGCCCCGCGAGTTGTTTTTGTAGAGGCATCAGCTCGTTACGTACAAAAACATAATGGAAGAACTACTTCAGGCGGCCCCACATATGATGCAGGAATGCAAGGTTGAAGGTAATGTGCTGCAAGACAGACTCGAAGAGAAGCAGAAAGCTGCTTAACTCCAAAGTGCGTTTTGCATCAAGCCCGGGCAAGCCGAGCATTTTTTAGGCCTGCTAATCAGCCTCCAGAGCGTACGGACTGAATCTGATCACATCATTACCCAACCATTCGTTGATCTCTTCGAGGCGCTTTTGGAGGGGGATGAGTTCATTTCGTACAAAAACACGTGCTGCTTTTTCAACATCGCCGAACCCGCCGGTATTCGTTGGAAGAATCCCCATCAGCTGCGGCGGTACGCGGTGAGCTGCCAGCATGTCATCACGGCTCACGTTTTTGATGTTAAGAAACTCATCTTTCGCTGCGACTTCTGACAGCGGGATGATCTGGATACCGTCTTTCTTACCGTTCGGGCTGTACATAAACAGGTTGCGGAAGTTGCCTGGTCCTTTCGATTTTTTAAGTGCTTCGCGTATGTTGTCCACGTCTTTCTGATCGGCGGCGGGGTCGCTCATGTACATGATAAAACCAGCATGGCTACCGTTGAGGTAATACTTACGGCGAAACAGTGTGGCCGATTCATTCAGCAGTGCGGAAGGAATGGCAGAGAGGTATTCCGGCATTCCGTATAGCTCCTGGTTAACGTCAGGTTCCATCAGATGAAACACGCTTCCCTCATCGAACTGATATGGCTGTGAGTTGTGACCATACTGTGCAAACCAGTAGGTGTCCTGGTCAATGCCGCGGCGGGTGTATTTCGCAAGCGAAGCGCGCAGCTCCATGATCTGGCCTAACCGGTTCAAGCGTTTTTCAAGATACGCGTTACCAAATACCAGAAAGTCCTGGGCGAACCGGGAAAAGGCTTGTTTAGACAGCCAGCGGTGAGGGATGTAGGTACTGGTAAGAATATTGCGTTTTACCTGAATGGCGCTGGAGTGATGCACGGCGGCGCGGTAAGTTCGCGCCAGGCCATCCATGCTGATCGGTGGTTCGTACCAGCGGTCCACCTGCACGCACTCCAGGTAATCAAATAACTCCCGGCGGTCCATCACGGGGATCGGATCGCCAAACGTAAACGCCTCCGCATGTGCATTACTGACCATGTTGGCCGTATCGGTGGCGGTCTGGCCGCGCGGTGCCTTGCTGCGGTTTTTGCGGTTAGCCATTAAAAAATCTCCACGATGTTGCTGGTACTGGCGGAAGCTCCTGCCAGTGGTTCGTTATAAAGTGCGTGCATGGTTGCCCAGGCTAAATCCGCGTGGCTGGCTTCTTCTGTGCGGGCTGCTTCATAGGTTGGCCGGTTGCCGCTGGCGGTGGTTGAACGGCGAATGGACATAAAGGACTGCGCGATATCCAGCATCCCCGCGTCAAATTCCAGACGGCGCCCGCTGATGATGTCGTAGGCTTTAAGCACCAGGGCATTTTTAACGGTCGGGTTGTAGACAAACTCACGCGCGGCAGGGAAGAACTGCTTAACCGTTTTGTAAACGCCATCGCCAACGCCGGTCGAGTCAATGCCGATGTAGGTCACGTTGTAGCGTCTGGTGATTTCCTCAATCGCTGAGGCCTGGGCGCGAAAGTCCATCCCGCGCCACTGGTGACGCTCAAGGATACGGAATTTACCGCCGGGGACGACGGGAGGCGCAATGACAACGCAACCGGCGCTGTCACCGTTCTGCGTTCCTTTTGCCGGGTCATAGCCGATCCAGACCGGGTGGTATGCAAACGGCCGCAGTAAAAGCGGTTCGAAATCGTCCCACACGTCCCAGCTGTCAACCATGCAGGACTGCAGCAACGCCAGCGGGAACACGGACGCCAGGTCGTCAACAAACTGACACATCAGCAGGTTGTTGTATTCGTCCGGGCTGTACTCCAGGCGCAACTGGTCTAGGTCGAAAAGGTTACACCCGCCGTTTACTGCATCTTCGATGGTGACTATCTGGCGGTACTGGCCGTCAGGACATAAAACGCCGTGCGCCAGGCTACTGTGAGAAAGGTCAAATTCTACCCTGTCGGCTTTCGGGCGCCCTTTATTGAACAGGGCACCAGACCAGAACGGGTAGGCGCTGTGCGTCAGGCTGGAAGGTGTTGAGAAATAAGTCTGACGCCATTTTTTGTGCAGCGCCATACCGGAGGCCACCTTGCGCAGCTCCTGGAATTTCGGTATCCAGAAATACTCATCAAGATACAGATTGCCGTGATAGCTCTGCGCGGTACGGGCATTTGTACCGAGGAAGTAAAGACAGGCGCCGTTAGGCAGCACCATTGGATCTCCTTTCAGCTCAACGTCCACCTCTTTTGCGAAGTCGATGATGTACTGTTTAAAAACGTGCGCCTGCGCTTTACTCGCTGACAGAAAGATTTGATTTCGCCCCGTGGTCAGGGCGTCTATTAACGCTTCACGGGCGAAATAGTAGGTTGCACCGATCTGGCGTGACTTTAAGAGGTTGCGGATACGGTGTTTGATACCAGCGTCCCACCAGTGGCGCTGGTACTCGAACATACCGGCGCGGAAAATCTCTTCCAGCTTTTCGATCTGCTCGTCGGTAAACAGGTTTTTTTCCGGCGGTTTGCGCGGGCCTTTATTGCGGTTGGCCACGTTGGGGTTCAGGTCCGCTTCATTCCCGCCATTGTTAAATTTACCGATCCTGGCCTGTCGCTCGGACTGACGCGCCAGCAGGTCAATTTCTTTAAAATCCTTTCCTTCCTTCTGCTCCTTCATGACGAGCTGGCAGTAACGTGCGGCGGTGGTGAGCTGCATCTGATCCAGTGGGCCATATTCGCCCCACTTATCGCGTTTTTTCCAGCTGTGAACGGTTGCAACTTTCTCGCCCAGCATTTCAGCAATGCGGGCTACGCGGTATCCCTGAAAGTACATCAGCATTGCCTGACGACGGGGATCGAGGTCTGCGGGGGTCAGTGTTGTCATGGCACAAACATACGGCCTCAAATCAGCACTTTCCCCGGCTTCGCATTGTGTGGAAGTTCGCACAAGCCCAACGCGTTGTTTACACGCGCCCATCACCGCAAACATAAGGCTCTGAACGTGTTACGAACTAACTAACCGGAGCCGGACCGATGGCAAAAAAATCTAAGCGTTTTCGTATTGGGGTCGAAGGGGCCACCACTGACGGGCGCGTTATTGAACGTGACTGGATCACCCAGATGGCGGCGAGCTATAACCCGCAGGTATACACCGCGCTGATCAATATGGAGCACATCAAAGGCTTCACCCCTGATGGGCCTTTCCGTCGTTTTGGCATGGTGGAAAAACTGGAAGCGGAAGAAATCACCGAAGGGGCTTTGTCCGGGAAGATGGCGCTGTATGGCTGGATTGCCCCGACGGACGATCTGGTCACCATGACCAGTAACTGGCAGAAGCTTTTCACCTCAATGGAAGTTAACACCAGCTTTGCCGATACCGGCTCCGCTTATTTGGTTGGCCTGGCGATTACTGACGATCCGGCAAGCCTCGGCACTGAAATGCTGCAGTTCAGCGCCAGCGCAGAACATAACCCCCTGGCGCGCCGCAAGCTGGACAAAGACAACCTGTTTACCGCTGCTATTGAAACGCTGATCGAGTTTGAGGACGTGCCGGAAAAAACAAGCCTGTTTACCCGCGTGAAAGAGCTGCTGTCCCGCAAGGGCGCCGATGATAACGCCCGCTTTGCTGATGTGAATCAGGCTGTTGAAACCATCGCGCGTGAGCATCAGACGCTGGCGGAGCTGGTCAGCACCCATCAATCCGATTTCAGCAACAAGCTGAGCGATATGCAAAAGGTTGTTGATGAGACAACCAGCGCACTCTCCACCCTGCGTGAGCAGCTTTCCACTCAGGATAGCCGCAGCGAACGCCGCCCTAATGCGACCGGCAATAACGGCGCAGAACAAACCACCGATTGCTGACGGAGCAAAAGCACAATGAAAAAAGAGACTCGCTTTAAATTTAACGGTTATCTGACGCAGCTCGCCAAGCTCAACGGCGTATCTGTGAGCGATATCGCCTCGAAATATACGGCTGAGCCGTCAGTGGCGCAGACGCTGGAAACGAAAATCCAGGAGTCTTCCTCGTTCCTGCAGAAAATCAACATTATCCCGGTTGATGAGCAGTCCGGCGAGCGTCTGGGGCTGGGTATTGGTTCCAGTATTGCCGGAAATACTGATACCACCAAGAAAGACCGTGAACCCGTTGATCCGACTTACATCGACGGTGAAGGGTACAAGTGTACCCAGACTAACTCTGATACGGCGCTACCCTATGCGAAGCTGGATTTATGGGCCAAATTCCAGGACTTCCAGACGCGCATCCGTGACGCCATCATTACCCGTCAGGCGCTTGACCGCATCATGATCGGCTTCAACGGCGTGAAGCGTGAAAAAACGTCAGACCGCGCGACCTATCCACTGCTGCAGGATGTGAATATCGGCTGGCTGGAAAAAATCCGCCAGGAGAAACCCGTTCAGGTGATGGATAAGATCGTGTCCGAAGGCGAGGTTATTTCTCAGAGTATCCGTGTCGGTAAAGGCGGTGATTTCCTGAATCTGGACGCGCTGGTTATGGGCGCCGTGAATGAGAAAATCGCGCCGTGGTATCAGGAAGATACGGAGCTTGTGGTTATCGTCGGGCGCCAGTTGCTGGCGGATAAATATTTCCCGATCGTCAACCGTGACCAGCCAAACAGCGAAACGCTGGCGGCAGATCTTATCGTCAGCCAGAAGCGTATCGGCAACCTCCCGGCCGTTCGTGCGCCGTTCTTCCCGGCGAATGCCATGCTGATCACCCGCCTGGATAACCTGTCTATTTACTGGCAATCAGGCTCCCGCCGCCGTTCGGTCATCGACAATCCGAAGCGTGACCGCGTGGAGAACTTCGAGTCCGTTAACGAGGCGTATGTTGTCGAAGATTACGACGGCGTTTGCCTGGTTGAGAACATCGAACTGTTGCCCGTGCAGGCAGGTGGCAATGCCAGCCCAGCGCTGACAACTGAAACCATCCAGGAAATCGTCACGGCAGCGGTGAAAGGCGCGCTTGATGCGCAGGCAGCTGGCGGTGCTGGCGCCGGAGCGTGATAAATGAATCCGTTCCGTGCTCACACTCAGTATGTACAGGCACAGGATGCCGCCCGGCAGGGCGGCAGTAATGCCAGCCTGACGGGCTACAACCAGATGCTATTACAGCTGACAGAACACCGCAGGCGCCTTAAAACCGTCCAGTCAAATGAGCGCAAGGCTCAGCTCAAACGTGAGTTTCTTCCCGCTTATGCCTCATGGATTGCCGGTTTACTGGATGCTGACGCGTCAGGCCAGGACGACGTGGCGATGTACGTCATGATCTGGCGCATTGATGCCGGAGACTATACCGGCGCGCTGGACATTGCCCGCCATGCCATTAAACACGGCTGGGTCCTGCCGCAGCGATTCAACCGGACCTGCGGGACCGCTGTTGCGGAAGAGTTTGCCGACGCGGCAATGCGCGCTTTTTCTGCTGGTGAATCATTCAGTGCCGCCATTCTTACCCAGGTGCTCGATATCGTTGAAGGTCAGGATATGCCGGATCAGTCCCGCGCCCGACTTCATAAGGCGATGGGCTACGCGCTGCGGGATAACGATCAGGCAGTGGCGGCACTTAACCATCTGAAGCGTGCCCTGCAGCTGGATAACAGTTCTGGCGTCAAAACCGAAATCAACAAGCTTGAAAGCCGATTGCGACAGGCAATGTCGGCTTAACGAATCGTGCCAACGCGCGGGGCGGCACGGGGTAGCGACAGGCTTTATGCCGCGTCAAAACCCCGTCCACCGCCCAACTATTTGGGAGTGCCAGAAATATGCAATTCGTTTCGCCGGAACAGGCCGGGGAAAGTACCCAGGACGTTATTAAAAACACCAGTTTCTGGCCTGATGTCAGGGTTTCAGAGTTCCGCCGTGATATGCGCATGGATGGGAGTGTCACCGATCCGCGCCTGCGTCTGGCGTTGCTGACAGCGATTGCTGAAGTTAACGCCGATCTTTATGAGTTCCGCGAGAAACAACGGGCGCAGGGGTATGCGAGCCTGGCCGACGTCCCTGCAGATGTGATCGACGGCGAAAGCCAGCGGCTCATGCTGTATCGCCGTGCGGTGTTTTGCTGGGCAAAAGCAAACCTGGTTGAGCGCTATCGCGATTTTGACGCAACCGGCGACGGAAGCAAGAAAGCTGAAGATATCGAAACAACCTTAGGCGAGCTGTGGCGCGATGTGCGCTGGGCGGAGTCCCGCCTGCGCGATATGCCGCATATGACGGTGGAGCTGATTTGATGAAAGTGCGTGCGCATCAGTATGACACGGTGGACGCACTCTGCTGGCGCCATTACGGGCGCACGCAGGGAGTCACTGAACAGGTGCTGCAGGCGAATCCGGGGCTGGCTGAATATGGCCCCTTTTTACCGCACGGGCTGCAGGTGGAGCTGCCGGATATCACGGCGTCAACCACTGCGCAGACTGTCCAGTTATGGGACTGAACTATGACGCTTGAACGAATCAGCGCCTTTATCACTTACTGCGTTGCCCTGCTTCTGGCATGGCTCGGCGATTTGTCTCTTAAAGATGTATCGACCATTACCGGTCTTGCGCTGGGGATTATTACTGCAGCGGTGACCTGTTATTTACGCTGGAAAGCCTACCAGCTGCTGCGGGACGGCAGAATATCCAGGGGGGAATATGAGTCCTTCAATCGTTAAGCGTTGCCTGGTTGGCGCGGTGCTGGCGATTGCCGCCACGCTGCCGGGCTTTCAGTCACTTCATACCTCTGTTGAGGGGCTGAAACTGATTGCTGATTTCGAAGGGTGCCGCCTGCAGCCATACCAGTGCAGCGCCGGGGTGTGGACTGATGGGATCGGCAATACGTCCGGGGTAGTGCCGGGCAAAACCATAACGGAGCGACAGGCCGCGCAGGGGCTGATTAATAACGTGTTGCTGACGGAAAAAAGGATTGAAGCCTGCCTGCAGGTTAAGCCACCTCAGCATGTTTACGATGCCCTGATCAGTATCGGCTTTAATGTCGGAACGGGGGCAATCTGCCGGTCAACAATGGTTTCTTACATCAATCGCCAGCAATGGTGGCAGGCGTGCAACCAGCTCCCCCGCTGGGTTTATGTAAATGGTCAACGGAATAAAGGGCTGGAAAACCGGCGCGCCCGTGAGCTTGCCTGGTGTCTTAAAGGGGCAGGGGCATGACGCGCGCGTTGGCGGTGATCCTGGCTCTGGTGCTGGCATTGCTGGGCTGGCAGTCATGGCGGCTTAACAATGCCGGTCACACCATCGGGACGCAGGCTGAGGCGCTTAAAAAGAACAAGCAGGAGCTGGCGAAGAAAAACAGCCAGCTCATCAGCCTGTCCATTCTTACCGAAACCAACAGCCGGGCGCAGATGCAACTTTATGCTGCAGCGGAGGAGACTTCCGCACTGTTGCGGAGTCGCCAGCGCCGGATCGAGGAGCTAAAACGTGAAAACGAGGATTTACGCCGCTGGGCTGACACTCCTTTGCCTGCTGACATTATCCGGCTGCGGGACCGCCCGGCCCTCGCCGGAGGTGCAGCTTACCGTGAGTGGTTGTCCAAAAGTGACCCAGTGCCGCCTGGACAGGTCAGCGCCGCGCAGTAATGGGGATTTGAACCAAGTGCTGGATGAGACTGAGGCCGCCTGGGCAGTATGTGCCGACAAAGTGGACACGATCATAGCGTGTCAGGAGCGAGACAGTGAACAAGCCGCAGTCATTACGCAACGCCCTGAATAAATCGGTGGCGTATGTCCGTGACAATCCGGACAAACTGCACCTTTTTGTTGATAACGGTTCGCTGGTCGCAACCGGCGCCCGTTCAATGTCATGGGAATATCGCTACACCCTGAACGTGGTGATTGAAGACTTTAGCGGCAACCAGAATTTAGTGATGGCGCCCGTATTGCTCTGGTTAATGACCAATCAACCGGACGCTATCAACAACCCGGAGCTGCGCGAAAAACTTTTTACCTTTGACGTCGATATCCTGAGCAACGATCTGTGTGATATCAGCCTCAATCTGCAGCTCACGGAGCGCGTGATTGTCAGCACAGACGGCACCGTATCGAGCGTTGAAGCGGTGCCGGAACCCGACGTACCCGAAGAAATGTGGACGGTGAAACGTGGATGACCTGCAGAGGGTGGATGACTGGCTAAAGGCCCTGCTGGCGAATCTGGAACCGGCAGCCCGCAACCGTATGATGCGACAACTGGCGCAGGAACTGCGCCGGTCGCAACAGCAAAACATCAGGCTGCAGCGCAATCCAGACGGCACCGCCTTTGAGCCGCGCCGGGTGACGGCCAGAAGTAAAAAGGGACGCATTAAGCGCCAGATGTTCGCCAAATTGCGCACTACTAAATACCTGAAGACTGCAGCCACTGCGGACTCTGCCAGCGTGCAGTTTGACGGCTCAGTGCAACGTATTGCCCGTGTTCACCATTACGGCCTACGTGATCGCGTCAGCCGCAAAGGACCGCTAGTACGCTATTCTGAGAGACGGCTTTTAGGGATAAACAATGAAGGAATTAACATTATTAAAGAAATATTATTTAGAGAGGTATCAAATTGATATTGTTAGGCTAGTAAAAATTAGAGTGGCATAATCGCCACTCTAATTTATAGATTTAAATTTCCGACTTGGTTTCAAGGTTTCTCAATGTGTTAGGGATCAATGTTTCGCTGAATCCAGAAAGAGCACAAATCACATAAATTGAAAATGAGATGTCGCTGCTGTTATTCATAAATCCGAAGATTATATTACCCTTTAGCATGAAGTATACAAGTACACCAGCCATCATTGAAAGAAGTATCCTTTCCGCGCCATAAAAGAAATAGGTTTTCTTTTTAAGTTCTCTGTCTGTATGAAGGCTTTTTATTTTAAGAGATACCGAGATGAATCCTCCAACAGAAGCAAAGGATGCTGCATAAAGAACCACTGGAATAAAGTGGTTGTTTTTTATGAAATTGGTATCTCTAGTTAAGTATACTATTAATGCAACTGCGATGAATAACAGAGCTAGCGATATTGCTCCTGATTGATATAAGTTCCTTCCGAGCATTGTGTTTTCATAGTCAATTTTTATATCTTTATTTATCTCGGTAAAATTATTTTTGTTTAAGTTGTTTTTCCCAAGGATCGTTGCTGACATGACGGTTGCTGCTCTTTTTTTATAAATTGAAGAGCAGTTGTATTTGTAACAGTGTGCAATGAATTCATCAAAATGCTCTTTAGATGCATGATATCTATCAATCTTAGTATCATCTTCCTCAATGATCGAGTCTATATACACGAGCATTGACTCATGAGGTGGAAGGTTCGCTACTTCATAAATGACATATTCATCGCCGCGTGAGTAAATTTTACTTATGGTGTTTCCACCTAAATCTGTTCCACCAACAATATACTTTCCAATCCTTTCTTGCTGTTTCTTTTTGTATGCGTCTCTCTCCTCCTTTGTTGGGGGAGGATTAATGGAATCATTCATTGCATCCATAGGAACAATATTATCTTGCTCAACTGCTTCTGGGGTATTGGAGTTAGTTGTCATTTTTTGTGTAGTTAATGCCACAAGGAAGGTGGATATAAATATACAAATAGTACAAATAAAATCAACTTATGAATTCACAACTGACAGAAATCATGCGCCTTATCACCAACCTGATCCGCACTGGCACCGTAACCGAAGTGGACCGGGAAAAGTGGTTGTGCCGGGTGAAAGTGGGCGAGCTTGAAACCAACTGGATAAACTGGCTGACACTGCGCGCAGGCGGTGCCCGTACATGGTGGTGCCCGTCGCCGGATGAGCAGGTGGTGGTGCTGAGTATGGGCGGCAATCTGGAAACCGCTTTTGCCTTACCTGCGATCTATTCCAACCAGTTCGCGCCGCCGTCGGACTCTGTAGACGGGTGCGTAACGGAATACCCGGACGGTGGCTGGTTTGAATATGAACCCGCGACCGGCCGCTGGCATGTGCGGGGTATTAAATCCATGGTGATCGAGGCTGCAGATAACATAACCCTGAAAACGGGGGAATTTGTGGTGGAAGCAAGCAACACGCGCATAAACAGCGAGGTGGTGATCAATGGTGGCGTCACCCAGGGCGGCGGCGCCATGAGTTCTAACGGGATCGTAGTCGATAAACACGGTCATACCGGCGTTAAGTCCGGCGGCGATACATCAGGAGGCCCGGTATGACGCTGTATATCGGAATGAGTCAGGGCAACGGCAAGACCATTACCGACACGGACCATCTGCGCCAGTCGGTTCGGGATATTCTGCTGACCCCACAGGGGAGCCGCATTGCCCGCCGGGAATACGGCTCGCTTCTGTCTGAACTGATAGACCAGCCGCAGAACCCGGCGCTGCGCCTGCAGATAATTTCTGCCGTCTATGTGGCTCTGAGTCGCTGGGAGCCGCGGCTTACCCTGGATTCCATCACCATAAACAGCAGTTTTGATGGTTCGATGGTGGTTGAGCTTACCGGGCAGCGTGATAACGGCGCGCCGGTTTCACTTTCGGTATCAACAGGAGCAGACAATGGCAGTCATTGACCTTTCCCAGCTGCCCGCCCCGCAAATAGTGGATGTGCCGGATTTTGAAATGCTGTTAAACGAACGGAAAGCCGCGTTTATGGCCCTTTATCCGGCAGACGAGCAGGACGCGGTAAGGCGCACGCTTGAGCTGGAGTCTGAACCCGTGACCAAGCTCCTGCAGGAAAATGCGTATCGTGAAATCCTCCTGCGCCAGCGCATTAACGAGGCGGCGCAGGCGGTCATGGTGGCTTATGCCATTGGCGGCGATCTCGATCAGATGGCGGCCAACTACAACGTGAAGCGGCTGACGGTTACACCTGCGGATAACGACGCGGTGCCGCCGGTCGCAGCGGTAATGGAAAGTGATGAGGCGCTGCGCCTGCGTGTTCCTGCTGCATTTGAGGGGCTGTCCGTGGCGGGGCCGACGGCTGCCTATGAGTTTCACGCTAAAAGCGCTGACGGGCGAGTGGCTGACGCCAGCGCAACCAGCCCGGCACCGGCGGAGGTGGTGCTTACCGTGCTGAGCCGTGAGGGCGACGGAACGGCAGCGGCGGATCTGCTGGCAGTGGTTGAACAGGCGCTTAACAGTGAGAACGTGCGGCCGGTTGCTGACCGTCTGACGGTGCGCAGCGCTGAAATTATTCCGTACAGCGTGGATGCGACGATCTTTCTTTACCCTGGGCCAGAAGCTGAGCCGGTGATGGAGGCGGCAAAAGCCAGCCTGCAGAAATATATCGCCAGCCAGACGAGGCTGGGGCGTGATATTCGCCGCAGTGCTATTTATGCCGCGCTGCATGTTGAAGGTGTGCAGCGTGTTGAACTGGCCTCGCCGCTTGCTGATGTGGTGCTGGATAAGACACAAGCCGCTTCATGTACGGAATGGAGCGTAACCAACGGGGGAACGGATGAATAGTCTGCTTCCTCCTGGTTCATCGGCGCTTGAGCGCCGACTTGCCCAGACCTGCAGCGGAATTTCCGATCTGCAGGTGCCGCTGCGGGATTTATGGAACCCGGCAACATGCCCGGTCAAGTTTCTGCCGTATCTGGCGTGGGCCTTTTCGGTTGATCGCTGGGATGAAGGATGGGCGGAGAGTGTGAAGCGCCGCGTGGTGCAGGATGCGTTCTATATCCATCAGCACAAGGGCACAACCAGCGCGGTGCGGCGTGTGGTGGAGCCGTTCGGCTTTCTGATCCGCATCATTGAATGGTGGCAGACCGGCGAGGCGCCAGGCACGTTTCGCCTGGATATTGGGGTGCAGGACCAGGGCATAACAGAGGAAACCTATCTGGAGCTGGAGCGCCTGATTGGTGATGCCAAACCCTGCAGTCGGCATCTGATCGGCATGTCCATAAACCTGCAGACGAGCGGACCATATTTTGTGGGGGCGGCCACTTACACCGGCGAAGAAATCACGATTTACCCGTATATCAACGAAACCATCATTTCCGGTGGCACTGCCTACGAGGGCGGCGCCGTCCATGTTATCGACACAATGAGAGTGAACCCATGAGCGCAAAATTTTATACCCTGCTGACGGATATTGGCGCGGCGAAACTGGCAAGCGCTGCCGCGCTCGGTGTGCCGCTGAAAATTACCCAGATGGCGGTGGGGGATGGCGGCGGCGTGCTTCCAACTCCCAGCGCACAACAGACGAAGTTGGTTTCCGAAAAGCGGCGCGCTTCCCTCAATATGCTGTACATCGATCCGCAGAACAGAAGTCAGATTATTGCTGAGCAGGTGATCCCCGAAACTGAGGGCGGTTGGTGGATTCGTGAGGTCGGTTTGTACGATGAAACCGGCGCGCTGATCGCAGTGGGGAACTGCCCGGAGAGCTACAAGCCGCAGCTGGCAGAAGGGAGTGGACGCACGCAGACAGTGCGCATGGTGCTGATTACCAGCAGCACCGACAATATCACTCTAAAAATTGACCCGGCAGTGGTGCTGGCAACCCGCAAGTATGTGGATGACAAGGTGCTGGAGCTAAAGGTGTATGTGGATGACCTGATGGCTAAGCATATCGCCGCTACCGATCCCCATACGCAGTATGCGCCTAAAGCCAGTCCTACATTCTCAGGCACACCAAAAGCGCCGACAGCGCCAGCAGGCAATAATTCCACCCAGCTTGCCAACACGGCCTTCGTACAGGCAGCAATTGCGGCACTGGTGGCTTCTTCTCCTGCTGCACTCGATACCCTTAATGAGCTGGCGGCAGCATTGGGAAACGATCCAAATTTTGCCACCACAATGACAAATGCACTTGCAGGAAAAATGGACAAAGCTGCTAACGGCTCTGATATCGCCGATGTTGCAGCGTTTCTCAAAAGCCTTGGTTTGAAAGAAGCGGCTAAAAGGGATGTTGGGACTGGCGCCAAACAGATACCTGATATGGCATCATTCTCCAGTTCACTGAGTTCGCCAGGCTTTCAAAAGCTACCTTCTGGTTTAATCCTTCAGTGGGGCCTCGTTAGCGGAGCCTCAAGCTATACGGTTACTCTTCCAGTGAGCTTCCCCAGAAGAACACTCATGTTAATGGCAATCCCACATACAACTTCAGCAGCAGGAGTTGCCTCAATAGGCGTGGCAAATTGCTCTGATTTGGGGGCGTCCCAGTTTTATATCATTGTTGGGAAAGTTAGCCAGGGGGTAATGACTGAATTCGAACGAGCCTGTTTCTGGTTCGCTGTTGGCATATAGGAGACAAAATGATTTATTTTTCCAAGTCGTCTAATGGCTTTTTCCTGGACAGCATAAACGAAAATATGCCTGCTGATATCGTCGAAATTAGTGCTGATTTATACAACGCCCTAATGACGGGGCAGCAAAATGGTGGGAAGGTTATCGAATCAGATGATGATGGATATCCAATTCTTGTTTCGCCGGAAGTTAACCACATTGCACAGGCAGAGAATCAGCGGGCGCAATTGCTGGCAACAGCCGATGATGTGACTGCTGACTGGCGGGTGGAGTTAATGCTGGGTGATATCAGCGATGAGGATAAAGCAAAATTATCGGTATGGATGGAATATAAGCGCAAGGTAAAAGAGGTGGATACATCGCTGGCACCGGATATTGACTGGCCTGAACCTCCCGAAGATTAATCCCGTCCCCGCAGCTGCGGGGATTTTTTTATCCCTTTCATTGTGCCATTCCCCATACATAGCCAGGCGCGTGCGCCGAGTGCATATCGACCAGAACATAGGCACACCCCCTGTAAACCGGAGAGACTGCCTTATGGCTCAGGATTACCACCACGGGGTGCGCGTTGTTGAAGTCAACGAGGGCACCCGATCCATTACCACGGTGAGCACCGCCATCGTGGGCATGGTCTGCACCGGCGATGATGCTGATGCGTCTATGTTCCCCCTCAATAAACCGGTCCTGCTCACCGACGTGCTGACCGCCAGCGGTAAAGCAGGCGAGTCCGGCACGCTGGCCCGCTCGCTGGATGCAATTGCCGACCAGGCTAAACCCGTGACCGTCGTTGTGCGCGTGGCTCAGGGTGAAACCGAAGCGGAGACAACCTCCAACATTATCGGCGGCGTGACAGCTGACGGTAAAAAAACGGGCATGAAAGCGCTGTTATCTGCGCAGTCTCAGCTCGGCGTTAAGCCGCGCATTCTGGGCGTGCCGGGGCATGACACGCAGGCAGTTGCCACTGAGCTGCTGAGCGTGGCGCAGAGTCTGCGCGGGTTCGCCTATCTGTCAGCCTACGGCTGCAAAACGGTAGAGGAGGCCATTGCCTACCGCGCTAATTTCAGCCAGCGCGAGGGAATGCTGATCTGGCCTGATTTCATCAGTTTTGACACCGTGCTGAATGCTGACGCAACGGCTTATGCCTCAGCCCGTGCGCTTGGTCTGCGTGCCAAAATTGACGAGCAGACCGGCTGGCACAAATCCCTGTCCAACGTGGGCGTGAACGGCGTCACCGGCATTTCTGCGGATGTGTTCTGGGATTTGCAGGACCCGGCAACCGATGCGGGGCTGCTGAACCAGAACGATGTCACCACGCTGATCCGCAAAGACGGTTTCCGCTTCTGGGGCTCCCGCTGCCTCAGTGACGATCCTCTGTTTGCCTTTGAAAACTACACCCGCACCGCGCAGGTACTGGCTGACACCATCGCCGAAGCGCACATGTGGGCGGTTGATGGCGTGCTTAACCCGTCGCTGGCCCGCGACATTATCGAAGGTATTCGCGCCAAACTGCGCAACCTGAAAACACAGGGCTACATCATCGGCGCCGACTGTTGGCTGGATGAGTCCGTAAACGATAAAGATTCCCTGAAAGCCGGGAAGCTCACTATCGATTACGACTATACGCCGGTACCGCCTCTGGAAAACCTGATGCTGCGCCAGCGCATCACCGATCAGTATCTGCTGGACTTCTCCAGCCAGGTCAGCGCGTAAGGGGACAAAATGGCTTTACCTCGCAAGTTAAAACACCTGAACCTGTTTAACGACGGGAATAACTATCAGGGGATTGTTGAGTCCCTGACCATGCCTAAATTCGGCCGCAAGTTTGAAAAGTATCGCGGCGGCGGTATGCCCGGTTCGGCTGATGTTGATCTGGGGCTTGATGATGGCGCGCTGGATACGGAATTTTCAATCGGTGGCACCGAACTGCTGTTATTCAAGCAGATGGGTAAAGCCACCGTTGACGGCATCCAGCTGCGTTTCACCGGCTCCATTCAGCGTGATGATACCGGCGAAGTGCAGGCCGTTGAGCTGGTTGTGCGCGGGCGACATAAAGAAGTCGATTCCGGCGAATGGAAAACCGGCGAGAGCAACACCACAAAAGTCAGCAGCACCAACAGCTACGCGAAGCTGACCATTAATGGCGAGGTGCTCTATGAGGTTGATGTGATCAACATGATTGAAATCGTTGATGGCGTGGACCTGATGGAAGAACACCGCAACGCCTTGGGCCTCTAATCTACTTTAAAGGCGCGGGCAGCCGCGCCAGTACCTTATTAACAGGAAATGACAATGAGCGAACAACAGACTGAAAAAACCGTACAGCTGGACACCCCAATCAAACGCGGTAAAACCGAAATTGCCGAAATTGTGCTGCGCAAGCCGCAGTCCGGCGCGCTGCGTGGCACCCGTCTGCAGGCGATCATGGATATGGACGTCGGCGCGATGATGACGATTATTCCCCGCATCTCCACACCCGCGCTGACCGCTCAGGAAATGGCTGAAATGGACCCCGCCGATCTCACCGCGCTGTCGGTTGAGGTGGTCACTTTTTTGTTGAAGAAATCGGTGCTTGCCGGTTTGCCGACAGCCTGACGGTAGAAGACCTGGTGGCTGATATCGCCACCATTTTTCACTGGCCGCCGTCCGTCACTGACGTTATGCCGCTGACCGAAGTGCTGGAGTGGCGGCATAAAGCGATTCAGAGAAGCGGGGCCAGCGATGAGTGACACTAACCTGCGTTTGCAGGTAATTCTAAATGCGGTTGATAAACTCACCCGCCCATTCCGATCAGCGCAGGCCAGTTCTAAAGAGCTGGCTACCGCCATTCAGCAAAGCCGCGCAAGATTAAAAGAACTGGACGCCCAGGCGGGCCGTATTGACGGTTTCCGCAAGGCAAGCGCGCAGCTGGCCGTCACCGGCAACAGTCTTAAGGCCGCACGCGAAGAAGCGGCGAAGCTTGCCACGCAGTTCTCGGCCACTAACCGGCCGACGGCGGCGCAGGCGCGTCTGCTGGAGCAGGCAAAAAACCGCGTTAACGAGCTGCAGAGCAAATACAACGGCCTGCGTCAGTCGGTGCAGCGTCAGCGTCTTGCGCTAAATGAGGCCGGGCTGGACACCAAAAAGCTGAGCAGTGCGCAGCGGGAGCTGCGGCAGAATGCCGACGAAACCCGGCAGGCGCTAGACCGACAGCAGAAATCCCTTAAACGCCTGGGCGAGCAGCAGGCCCGTATGAACGCCGTCCGCGATCAGTATTCACGGCGCCTTGAGGTGCGGGATCGTATTGCGGGCGCCGGAGCAACGACTACTGCCGCCGGGCTGGCGATGGGCGCGCCGGTGATGGCTGCCGTTAAAAGCTATGCCAGCATGGAAGATGCGATGAAAGGCGTGGCAAAGCAGGTTAACGGGCTGCGGGACGACAACGGCAACCGCACAAAACAGTTTTATGACATGCAGGATGCCATCAAGGCCGCCAGTGAACAGCTGCCGATGGAGAATGGCGCCATCGACTATGCCGCGCTGGTTGAAGGTGGCGCCCGCATGGGCGTGACAAACCAGAACGATTCTTACGAAGACCAGAAGCGTGACCTGCTGGCCTTTGCATCCACTGCTGCAAAGGCCGCAACGGCATTCGAGCTGCCCGCTGATGAGCTGGCGGAGGGGCTGGGGAAAATCGCGCAGCTCTATAAAGTGCCGACCCGCAATATTGAACAGCTTGGCGATGCCCTGAACTACCTGGACGATAACGCCATGTCTAAGGGCGGCGATATCATCAATGTGCTGCAGCGCATGGGCGGCGTGGCTGACCGGCTTGATTTCCGCAAGGCGGCCGCGCTGGGTTCCACCTTCCTGTCTCTGGGCGCCGCGCCTGAAATTGCCGCCAGCGCATCAAATGCGATGGTGCGCGAACTGTCGATTGCAACCATGCAGAGCAAGCGGTTCATGGAAGGTATGGATCTGCTGAAACTCAATCCAGAAGAGATTGAAAAGCAGATGACAAAGGACGCAATGGGGACCATTCAGCGCGTGCTGGAGAAGGTCAACAAACTGCCGCAGGACAAGCGCCTGTCCGCCATGACGATGATATTTGGCAAGGAGTTTGGCGATGATGCGGCGAAGCTTGCAAACAACCTGCCGGAGCTGCAGCGACAGCTGAAACTCACCTCAGGCAATGAGGCTAACGGCTCCATGCAGAAAGAATCCGATATCAATAAGGATTCACTTTCCGCGCAGTGGTTGCTTGTGAAAACTGGCGCGCAGAACGCTTTCAGTAGCCTGGGTGAAACCCTGCGCCAGCCGCTGATGGATATCATGGGGTACGTCAAAAACGTTACCGGGGCACTGCGTCGATGGGTTGAGGCTAACCCGCAGCTGGCGGGCACGCTGATGAAAGTGGCTGCAGCCACAGCTGCGATCACCGTTGTGCTCGGCACGCTGGCGGTGGCCGTGGCTGCCGTGCTGGGGCCGCTGGCGGTGATCCGTTTTGGCCTGTCCGTGTTGGGTGTAAAAACACTCCCCTCCGTTATGTCTGCAGTGACCCGCACCGGCGGCGCGCTGTCCTGGCTGGCAAATGCGCTGAAAGCGCTGGCCGGTGCGCCGCTTGCTGTCCTTCGCGGCGGAATGTCGGGTATTCGCAACATTATCGGCATGGTAATGAATCCGCTGGCCGCGTTGCGCGGGGGATTATCCGCAGCCGGTGGCGTGCTGCGTTTCCTGGCGTCCGGCCCGCTGGCCCTCCTTCGCGTTGCGCTGTACGGGATTTCTGGATTGCTGGGCGCCCTGCTTAGTCCGATAGGGCTCGTTGTGGCGGCGCTGGCTGGCGTGGCGCTGGTTGTCTGGAAATACTGGCAGCCGATAAGCGCATTTTTAGGCGGAGTGGTTGAAGGATTCAAAGCTGCAGCTGCGCCTATCAGTGCGGCGTTTGAGCCACTGCAGCCTGTTTTCCAGTGGATAGGTGACAAGGTCCAGGCATTGTGGGGCTGGTTTACTGATCTGCTGACGCCGGTTAAATCCACCTCTGCAGAGCTGCAAAGCGCGGCGTCGATGGGGCGGCAGTTTGGGGAGGCGCTGGCGGCAGGGCTGAACATGGTCATGCACCCGCTGGATTCGCTTAAATCGGGCGTGTCCTGGCTGCTTGAAAAACTTGGCATTGTCAGCAAGGAAGCGGCCAAAGCGAAGCTTCCTGAGCAGGTCACGCGGCAGCAACCAGCCACGGTAAACAGAGACGGTAAAGTGGTGCTGCCGCCTGGCGGATTCCCGCCGATGGGTTTTGCTGGCATGTACGACAGCGGCGGTACCATTCCGCGCGGCCAGTTCGGCATCGTGGGTGAGAATGGCCCAGAGATCGTTAACGGGCCCGCCAATGTCACCGGCAGGAAACGGACTGCTGATCTGGCAAGGGTGGCGGCAACGCTCAATCCATCCCGGACGGAACCGGCCAGCGCTAAACAATATCCTGAACGCACGATAGTTCTGCCGCCTGATAGTGTGAACGGTCCGGCAAATCTTCCGGTAATTAATCGTACAACTGAGCTGGTGAAACTGGCGGCAACGGTAAGCCCGGTTCGTGATGTAACAGCCAGCCCGGAGCAACGGCCTGAAAGCAGGTTAATACTGCCGCCTGAGATTGTTAACGCCCCGGTAAATCGTCCTGGTCGGGAGCGAGCTGCGGAGCTGGCTGATATCGCTGCAGCTGTCATGCCAGCACCGGCCATTACGGAAATCACGGATAACAGGGCTGACCCGATGGCTATGCGCCAGAAGGTGTTCGCTTCCGTGGTCGCTGGCGTAATGGGCCTGGCGGCTGCCCCGGCAGAAGCCGCGCCAATTCATCCGTACAGTGTACCTGTCAGGACGCAACCGGCGCCGTCGGCGAAGGCAGAAAGACAGCCGCAGGTCATTAAGTACGAGATAAGCGCGCCAATTCATATTGTCGCCCAGCCAGGGCAAAGCGCGCAGGATATCGCCCGGGAGGTGGCTCGGCAGCTTGATGAGCGAGAGCGCAGGGCCAGGGCAAAAACACGCAGTAATTTCAGTGATCGAGGGGGTTACGAATAATGATGATGGTGCTGGGGTTATACGTATTCATGCTGCGCACCGTACCCTATCAGGAGCTGCAGTATCAGCGCAGCTGGCGGCACGCTGCTAACAGCCGGGTAAACCGGCGCCCGACAACGCAGTTTCTTGGGCCGGATAACGATTCGCTTACGCTGTCCGGCGTCCTGCTGCCGGAGATTACCGGCGGCAGGTTGTCTTTGCTGGCGCTGGAGCAGATGGCGGAGCTGGGGAAAGCCTGGCCCTTGATTGAGGGGAGCGGGACGATTTACGGCATGTTTGTGATCGAGAGTCTGAGCCAGACAAAAACAGAATTTTTTGAGAGCGGTATGCCCCGGCGCATCGAATTTTCGCTGAGCCTGAAACGGGTGGATGAATCGCTGTCTGATATGTTTGGCAGCCTCAGCGATCAGCTCAGTAATTTGCAGGACTCCGCCACCTCTGCGATAGGCAATATGAAAAATACGGTTGGGGGGTTACTGCAGTGAATTTCACCTCTGAACTCCTGAACCTGAACAGTAAAACCCCCGGTTTCAGCATCATCATTGAAGGTAAAGATGTGACTACCGTGCTGGATGCGCGCCTGATGAGTCTGACGCTGACGGATAACCGGGGCTTTGAAGCGGACCAGCTTGATCTGGAGCTGGACGACTCGGACGGGAAAATCGTTCTGCCGCGTCGGGGGGCAATTATTCAGTTTGCGCTGGGGTGGAAAGGTCAGCCTCTTTTTCCGAAAGGGGCGTTTACTGTCGATGAGATTGAGCACAGCGGCGCGCCTGACCGTCTCACAATCCGCGCGCGTAGTGCAGATTTCCGTGAAACCCTTAATACGCGGCGTGAAAAGTCCTGGCACCAGACAACGGTGGGCGAAGTCGTGAAGGAAATCGCGGGCAGGCATAAATTAAAGATGGCGCTGGGAAAGGACCTTTTGGACAAGCCTGTTGATCATCTTGACCAGACTAATGAAAGCGACGCCAGCTTTTTGATGAAGCTGGCGCGGCAGTATGGGGCGATAGCCTCAGTTAAGGACGGCAATCTGCTGTTTATCCGCCAGGGGCAGGGCAGAACGGCAAGCGGTAAGCCGCTGCCGGTTATCACCATCACCCGCCAGGCCGGTGACGGTCATCGTTTTACCCTGGCTGATCGCGATGCCTATACGGGGGTAATTGCCAGCTGGCTCCATACCCGTGAGCCAAAGAAAAAAGAGACGGCAAAGGTTAAGCGCCGTCGAAAGAAAACCACTGCGGCAAAGGAGCCGGAAGCAAAACAGGGAGATTACCTGGTTGGAACGGATGAAAACGTGCTGGTACTCAACAGAACTTATGCAAACCGCAGCAATGCAGAGCGAGCGGCAAAGATGCAGTGGGAGCGCCTGCAGCGCGGGGTAGCAACATTCTCCCTGCAGCTCGCAGAGGGGAGGGCTGATCTGTATACCGAAATGCCGGTGAAGGTGAGCGGCTTTAAACAGCCCATTGATGATGCCGAATGGACCATTACCACCCTGACGCATAGTGTCAGTGCAGATAATGGTTTTACTACGGCTCTGGAGCTTGAAGTGAAGATTGATGATCTCGAAATGGAGTAATGGGTTCTCAAAATTAAATAATGATGTATCATTATTGTGATTTTGGCAAAAGTGGTGGGATAACCGGAATGATGAATTGTCCAGAGTGCGGCCAGGCAGCCCATACAAGAAGCAGTTTTCAGGTATCAGCAACAACCAAAGAACGTTACAACCAGTGCCAAAATATCAACTGCGGTTGTACTTTTGTCACGCATGAAACATTTGTTAGGCATATCATAAAGCCTAATGTGATTTCTTCTGCGCCCCCACATCCGGGAAAGGATGGGCAAGGGCACATGAATTTTTAAAAAGAACCCGCTTTCAAAGCGGGTTTTTTTTGTCGCCAGTCCAAAAGCCTGTCGCCATTTTGCCGCCATCGGAATAGAAAAAGGGGCTACGTTTTCACGTAACCCCTTGTTTTATTTGGTGGAGCTGGCGGGAGTTGAACCCGCGTCCGAAATTTCTACATCCTCGGTACTACATGCTTAGTTTGTCTTTACATTCGCACGCCAGCTGCGGACAGACACGCCACTAACGAACTAGCCTGATTAGTTTTAACGCTTCAACCCCAGGCAGGGTTTCCACGCGATCTCTTTTGGGTTTGACCTCTCTTTGATCCCCGTCTTAAGAGCGGAAGCTAGGGAGAGAGGGCTCTTAGCAGGTTATTAAGCTGCTAAAGCGTAGTTTTCGTCGTTTGCGACTATTTTTTTGCGGCTTTTAACGAGGCAAACCGCCCCTCGGCATGCACCTTGGGTTTCGCAAATCCCGTCGAATCCAGAATCAGCCCCAATAGTGTTGAACTCAGTATACCAGATTTCACTTCCTCGACACCAGCCCGAAACGCTAACTTATTGAATAGTACAATAAGCGCGCAGAATCAACGTCCTGCGTTTTTCATGATACGTGCTTTATCGAGCTGCCACTCGCGTGCTTTCAGGTCAGTACGCTTGTCGTGTTGTTTCTTACCTTTCGCCACGCCGATTTTCACTTTGCACCAGGCGTTTTTCCAGTACAAAGAGAGTGCCACCACGGTGAAGCCTTCACGGTTGATGCGTCCGTAGAGGGATTCCAGTTCGCGCTTGTTCAGCAGCAGCTTACGGGTGCGGGTAGGATCGCAAACGTAATGTGAAGAGGCGACGGTCAGCGGCGTAAAGTTCGCGCCGAACAGGAAGGCCTCACCGTCTTTCAGGATCACGTAGCTGTCGCCGATATTGGCTTTCCCGGCACGCAGCGATTTTACTTCCCAGCCCTGCAACGCAAGGCCGGCCTCGAATTCTTCTTCGATGAAATACTCGTGGCGAGCACGCTTGTTAAGCGCAATGGTCGCCGAACCAGGTTTATGTGCTTTTTTCTTCGTCATAAGTGTCGTAAAGCCGTCGGTAATCTGATTTTAAAAAGTCACCTCATTGCGTCCTGTGAGGTCTAACGCGCTATATTAGCACGAGATAAGGCTTAGCGTTTTTTTAACAGGTGATAAATGTTATTATTTGTCTGTTGTGTGACCATGGAAAATGCTATGCCTCAGATTAGCCGTACTGCGCTTGTTCCCTACAGCGCGGAACAAATGTATCAGTTAGTGAACGACGTTCAGTCCTATCCGGAATTTATTCCAGGATGCACCGGTAGCCGAGTGCTGGAATCCGGCCCGACGCAGATGACTGCGGCCGTGGATGTCTCCAAAGCGGGGATCAGCAAAACGTTCACCACGCGCAATACCCTGACGAGCAATCAGAGTATTTTGATGCATCTGGTGGATGGTCCGTTTAAAAAACTGATGGGAGGGTGGAAGTTTACGCCACTGAGCGCTGACGCCTGCCGCATTGAGTTTCATCTGGATTTTGAATTTACCAATAAGCTGATCGAACTGGCGTTTGGCCGAATCTTTAAAGAGCTGGCCTCGAATATGGTTCAGGCGTTCACCACGCGCGCCAAAGAGGTTTACAGTGTCGCATAA